ATTATCTGACCTATGTTGAATCGGTTGGGTTGGATGCTGCTACTGGATTGGTAACCATTACAACTGATGACAGTGAGACTCCAACCGGGTCTTTCAACATTAAGTTCAAGATTACCAACGATTGCAGTGATTGCACCGTTGGATATTTTGAGGTTACTGTAACTAAAACTCTTTAACACTTTCGCCGATGCTGACTCAAGAAGACTTAATTGCCATACTTTCTAACCCGAAAAAGATAAACTTCCAAACTGATTATCATGAGGAAGTGCGGCAGATTTACGAGGCACTGGAGAATCACTTCGATGATGACTATCCGAGGCGGCTACTTGAGTCAACAAGGCCAAATGAAGAAGAGTGGATGAAATTGGAACGGGAGAGGGTATGGGAATGCCCCTCCCGAGTTCCAATAAAGCGGGTCGAAAACCTGCTGACAAAAATCAGGCAGGCCGATGACTTCCGGATTAACTGGCTTGAGAATGAGATTCAAACTGGCATTGCTGCGGATAATAGCTTCCGGGAATACTGCGAAAAGAAGCTGCCAGTCTACGGCAGTTTGGAAGACTGGCTCTTTCAAACCTTTCAGCGGTACTACTTATCAGACCCAAATGCCCTTATCTGGGTTGCGCCGAAAGTGGATGACATCCGGGAAGGGTTCAATCTGGATAAGCCATTCCCGCAGTTAATTGAATCTGAAGACATTGTCGAGTTGGGTGAAACCTATGCAGTCTGGAAGATTGAGGAAGACAAAAAGAAGCGAATCAAATACTTTGGTGCCTGCGATGAAACTACTTTCTACTATGTAACTTACGAGCAGGGGCAGACCGATAAAATCAGCATTGAGGTTTACCCGATATTTTCCTCTTATCCGATTCACACGGTTGGCTCGGTTGTTTACGAGGTAGAAGACTACACTGTAATCTATGAGTCCATTGTTCAGGCTGCAATACCGGAATGGAATCAGGCACTGAGAAGGGCCGATGACAACAATATCCTTTGGATTAAGCAAGCCTATCCGAAAGAATGGGAATACAAGTCCACTGCCTGCAAGACCTGCAAAGGTTCAGGTAGGGGCAAAGGTGCGGAGACTACCTGCAAGACCTGCAATGGCTCTGGCAATGATGTAGTTGAATCACCTTTCCAGAAGATTGTAATCAGCATCCCGAAAACCAATGCGCTGACAAATGAGAATCAGCTGACGGCAATACCTACACCGCCTGCCGGAATAATTGAGCGAGATTTGGCGACAATAAAAGAATTTGGCATCGAGATTCAGGCCCGGCTTTACAACGGTATGCGGGCCTTGGGCCTTGAATACCTTTTTGAATCGCCGCTTGCCGTATCTGGAGAAGCGAAGATTCAGGACAAAAAAGAGGTGCATACCTTCCTTTATCAAGTTGCGGTCCATTATGTTACCATTTACCAGTGGGTCGCAAAAAACCTGTACCTGCAAAAGTATGCGGTCCTTCCAAATCTGGTAACTGAGGAAAGGATGAACCAGAACCTGCCGAAGCTGACCATTCCAACCGACTTTGATATTTACACAGCTGCCGAAATTGCCGATGCACTGGCAATGGCCCGGGATAAATCCTTCGGCCCGGAAATCAGCAATGGACTTGAAAGAGACCTATTGATAAAGCAGTATGGCGAAGGCTCAATGGCGGTAAAGAAAAACGAAATCCGGCAAAGGCTGAATCCATTGCCGAATTACAAGCCTGATGAGATTGCCTTGCTGAAAGAATCCGGCATGGTCTCCGATGTGGATGCAATGCTGGCGGTCAAGATTGACTACTTTACCAATGTGCTGACTGCCGAGGATGATAGCTGGTGGAGCAAGACCTACACCGAAAAAAGGCAGGACTTGGAAAGGTTGGCGCAAGATGAACTGGAGAAGATATCGCAGCGGCAAATTAGCCGGGTTACTTTTGAGGCATGAGCCGAGAGGAAATCATAAAGAAAATCGAGGCTTTGGAAAATCAACTGGAAGGTGATTTTGCGGCGAAATATCCGACGATTTTCAAAGACCTTTACCGGCAAGTGCTGGAAATTACTGCACCTGTCCGGTTTGGCGGGTCAGCAGATACCCGAGCAAAGCAGCTTTTGGAAATCATTCGGCTGAAAAAGAAAATCATGGCCACAATTGGCGAAAACGAGGCCTACAATGAGGCAATAAAAGACTTTACAAGCGGCTACAAGCAACTGCGAGACCTGACCGATCAATACTTTTCGCTTGTGGTGGATAAGTACACTCCCAAAGCTGACCTGTATGATAATCTGGTGAAGGTCAGTATCGAGCAGACCAAAGATGCGCTACTCGGTGCAGGAGTTGAAGCAGCACTGGCAGAGCCGATAGTGAGCAGCCTATTAACCAGTTTGAGTAGCAAAAGCAACAAGGTCCAATTTGAAGCCCTATTGCAGAACCTAATCGAAGGCACTAAAACTGCCAATCCGATTCTGCAAGGCGAAATCGGAAGGCTGGCTTCCGATAGCATGATGATTTTCCAAAGGAGTTATCTGGATGCGGTCAGCAGTGATTTAAATATCAGCTACTTTCTTTATTCAGGAACTGCAATAAAAACAAGCCGGCCTTTCTGCAAGACCAGAGTTGGCAGGATATACAAGAAATCTGAAATTGAATCATGGGCGAATCAAACTTGGTCAGGTAAAATGCCGAACACCACCAAGCAGACCATATTCAATTATGCAGGCGGTTACCGATGCAGGCACAAGATGTGGCCTGCCTCAAAGGAACAATACATGATGCAGCAGAAAAGAGATGGCGGAAAAAAAGTTTAAGACCAAAATCGGCGGCAAGACCATCAAGTTTGGTGCAAAAGGATACTCCATTGCACCCGGTACACCGAAAGGCGACAACTACTGCGCCAGATCCAGCGGAATTAAGAAATGCGCAAAACCACCCTGCAAGAATGACCTTTCACGGCAGGCATGGGGCTGCGTGGGAAAAAAATCAGTGAAATCAAAAGCTAAAAAGTTCAAAAGAGTATGAGCAATTGCCTGACCAATTATATCGGCCTGAAAGGGTGCAGTAATGAAACTCCTGCATCCGGGCTTTACATTAACGACCTTCCGGGAATCAGCAATGAGTTCCTGAATTCGATTGCAACGCAGGACCAAGCAAGCTATGTGCAGATGTATGAATCTGTGCAGCGCATAGTTTTGGAGCAGATTAAAACCGATGTCAGGCAGGCTCTTTACGAGATTGCCGAGGCTCAGATGGATCAGGTGTTATACTTCACCAAAAGGCCGACGGTGTTTACTCAGCAGGTCATTCAGCCTATCGGACCGGAAGCCAAATGGAAAGGCATCTGGATTTCTGCCTTCGGGTCAAAGTATCTGCAATTGCGAGTGAATTCGGTCTGGATATACAACTCCGGGGCAGAGGCTCAGTATGTGCCGCTGAAAGTATTTAGCACTTTTGATTGGTCTGTATTGTATGAGACCACCATAACCGTTCCTGCGGGCTTTTCTGAGGTGCCGATAAATCAGGTATTGAATCTGCAATTTGACGGGCTAAATGTCTTTCTGGCAATCGATACGACTGATGTAGCGACCATCAAGAATCCGTGGTTATCGGACCTTTCCAGTTGGGGAGTCTCAGATTGCGCCTGTGCTAACAGAGGGCCAAACCATTACTCAAACTTTGAAGACTGGACCATTTACCCGGTAACGATGCCGCTTGATGTGGCCTTGCCGGATAAGATTAGAACCGACTTTAATCAGTCCGGGGTGATGTTCAATCTGGAACTGGTATGCAGCACTGAATCATTTATCTGTGCCAACCGGGAACACTTGAAGATGTTCATGGCCTATTCACTGGGAGAACAGATATTGCTGAATAAGTTGGCTGGCTTTAATCAGAACTTTCATGCAACCTTCAATCCGGAGCAGACCGAGCGCACGATGGTAACCTTTAAAGCTATGAAGGAAAAGGCTCTGAGGACTTGGGCTAAGTCTGCCAATCTAAGCGGAGAAGATATGTGCTTCTCCTGCGGAGATGCTCAGTATATTCAGTCGGTTGGGGTCAGGTCTTAGGGTTTCGCTTTTCTGGCAAATAGGCGCAAGATTGTGGGGATGAAGTAGTTAGTGGCAATTAAAGAGACCACCATCTACCGCATATTTGACATTGTTCTGGACCATAAGCTTTGTGCATTTTATGTTTATCCCTAATTAAGTCATGCACAAATAAACACCATACATGACCAAATTGCCTTCCAACCCATTTAACTGCCACTAACATCACCTTTGCAAAAGCAAGGGCTTTAGTGGTTAAGTTTAATTTTGTCATCTCAATTTTATTTAGTGGTTAATATTAACTTTCATCTTCGTAATACCTTGCCTTCGCCTATCTGCGAACCGTTAGGTGCAATGCTAATGACACGGCTTCAATGTATCACCAATATTCCTACTATCCGCTATTGCACTCGGCATTTTCCAACCATCACCATTTCCTGATGCTGCTAATGTTCTTATCCTTCCTTTTGTATCTCTTACAACTATTGACGGATAAGTTACCGCTTTGTCTGTTTTACCAATTAGCACCACAGGGCATTCAAGCTCACTCATAAATCTGTCATACTTCTCTGTTTCAGTTTCGCCACATCCTGAAAGCACTACCGCTAACAACAAACTTGCAAAAGCAAGGGTTAAGCGGTTAATTGAACATTTGTTTTTCATATTGATATTTGTTTTAAGTTGAAAATTTGTAGTCCTAATACCTTGCCTTCGGCAATCTGCGAACTGTTATGGGCTTTCATTGCTTCAAGATTAAAAGTTTGTCGCTTGTCTTATACTTTCCGCATACATCGGTAATCTCCAATGAAGCTGTAAAGTCTTCGGTTGTGAAGACATAGACGCAGCCGATGCCATTACTCCGAATAACACCGCCGTAGCGATATTCGATAAACTCCTGCTTTTTGGTGCAGGAAAACAGGCCTACAAAGGCCGCTGCAATTAGAATCTTTTTCATAGTTTTCTCTCAAATTGATTGCATCCAAAATTGGATAATGTTAGCAAATCTGCATGATAATCAGAACCATCCTGAACAAAAGCCTTGTCGTCTTTAAACTTTTCCTTTAACACCCTGTCTATTTCCTCAGTCCACTCAGTCAAATGCCAGAACATCTTTACCCTTTTGCAGATTCCAATTGTTGCGCCTTTTAGCGGGTACCTTTCAGAAATATCCCAAAATTTACAATTTTCGCAAACATTAAAAGCGGTTTGGCCCAATGCCAATCTCTTTTCCAACCAATCTCCATAGACTGCAATATTGTCGCTGAATATTAGGTCTGTCTCACGAGAGTATTCAACTCTCAACCTCATTCTTTCCTCACTGACTGGATTCATAGCACCACCTCACTTCCTTTTTCAAATTGAACTTCTTCCGGGTAACGCTGCAATAGGTCGGCAAGTTTTTCGGGCTGCAGGTCTAAGGCTGCAATGGTGATGCACATATCCCTTCGGGGGATGCTGGCAACTGCCATGCCGGATTTGAAGACTGCAAAACTGCCGCCGTAAAGTTTTAGAAAATCCGCAATCATAGGCAGGTCGCCATTTATGCGAATGTAAAGATGTGTGAAATCAAGGCCTTCTATTTTCTGGTGGCCGATGTTGATTAACTCGTTGCTAAAAACTGATTTGTTCATGGTCATAAAATTACTGAATATGCCTGAATATCAGGCGAAAATTGAAAATTAAATTGTGTAATTGATTCGTAGGTCAGGGTACTGAGGCCCGATTCAAAGTCCGGGCCTTGGTTGAGCAAATCTAGGTTTGCCCGGTGCAGGTCTGCCTGATAGTTGTGCCGGTGATACAGGCTTTTGAACTTGCCCGGATAATTAGAAATCCGGATGCCTTTTGCCAGCACTCTATTCCGCAGGTCGTCATCTTCGCCACCCCATCCCCAGAAGTCATTTGAAAAGCCGTTAATGTCTTCAAAGTGAATCGGGTTAAACATAGTAACCCCGCCGAGGTATTCCGGGTAAGGCAGCTTCATCCCAAACTGGGTGCAGCACCCTGCCAGATGGGTAACTGCATCCGGGTTATATCGGTAGCAATCCGGGTCGATGGGTATCATGTCCACATCATGAAAGATACAATAATCCATGATCTCCCGGGCAATAGCAAAGCCGATATTCAGCAGTTTGCCTCGGTTAAAAGGCCGGTTGTCTGCCTGCTCAATTACAACCACCTCGCCAATCGGCAAAAGGTGCGGTGCTAACCTTTGCAGGTGTTCTTTGCGATTGCGGTAAGGAATGATGAAAGTTGGTTTCATGGATTGCCGTAGGTTTCGGTGTAGTATTCCTGTCCGGTTTTAAGCGGGGTGTTGTAAACATCCTCCTCAACACCTTGCCGATATGCCTCCGCTATCTGCTGCCTTACCATTGCTTTGGCTTGCTCCAAAACATTTCTGACATCCTCTCTTTTTTCTGCATCAGAAAATTCAATGAAAGGCATTAAATGCTCAAACATCCACTCTACCGCTGTTATCTGTTTACTTTCCATAGGTTTCGGTGTAGTATTGTTCTGGTTCATATTGTTTTGGTTCTGATTGTATTGCATCACTATAACCATTGTGATATGCCATTACTATCTGCTCCTTTTCCATTGCTTTGGCTTGCTCTAAATAAGGGTTGTGAAATTCATTCCATAACATTTGTTCTGCCAACCACTCTACTGCTGTTTGCTGTCTATTTTCCATAGGTTTCGATGTAGTATTGGGCGGCAAAAAATTCTGCTTGTTCTCTTTTTTCTAAATACATCATTCCAAATTTTAAGTTGTTTAAAAAATGGAACATATCCAGCTGTGCAGATAGCATCTGCTCCTTCTCCATTGCCCTGCCCCGTTCCTTAATGGCTTTCCACTTTTCAAATGTTTCTATCGTAATTAAAGACTCAATCTCTTTAATCATCCACTCAACCGCTGTCTGCTGTGTCATTTTTTCTCAATTTCTTGTTTAACTTCCTGAAAATAATCCCATCTGCTCTTTTCCCAATCTATATTACCGCCTCCTCCTGCCCAATTATAACATTCATCAATTATCTCATCCACTGCAATCAGGGCATATTTCACATTGCCCTCAAACCTTTCTACCAACTGTTGCGCCTTCTCCTTTGCCGTCATCTCCGTGCTTCGTTATAAATTGCCAATATCCTTTCTTCCTGCGCCTCAAAGTCCCTTGCATACCATGAATGCAGGGCAAACCCGGTGTCGGTACTGATGCCGTCCTTATGCTGCTCTACCTTGATGAAGTCCACCAGCCCGGAAGCTACCAGAAAAACCGATAGG